TGATCGAGAAGAAGCCGGGTTCTCGCAAGAGATCCCAGCACGACTGATCGCTGTTCCAAAGACGATTGTGACTCCTCGGCTAATTGCCGCTGAGCCCACATATCTTCAATGGTGCCAGCAATCAATTCGTGATTACTTCTACTCGCGCATCAAGATGACCATATTCTCCCAATTCGTTGACTTTCAACGACAAGAGAAGAACGGTAATCTTGCTCTAAAGGCATCCCAAAGTTCTGGGCTTTCGACAATTGATTTGTCGGAAGCCTCAGATCGAATATCCTGTTGGCACGTCGAACGAATATTTCGTACGAGTCCATCACTTCTTGATGCCTTACAGGCCACAAGGTCTGTATTCATCAAGCAGGATATTTGTAGGGATCTCCCTAGCCATCTCAGGCTACGGAAATACTCTACAATGGGAAACGCCACTACCTTCCCTGTGCAGACTATGTTCTTCATGATCCTCGCGATTGCTTCCGTGCTAACCGCACGTAACCTTCGTGTGAATCTTAAGAATATTTCTGCGCTTGGAAAGGACCAAGTCCGCGTCTTTGGTGATGATATTATCATTCACCAGGACGGGTCAGCAGTACTCCTAGGAATGCTTCGGGCCTTAGGTCTTAAGGTCAACGAACGCAAGACATTCACAGAAGGAAACTTCCGTGAATCTTGTGGCGTTGATGCGTACGCGGGTGTTGAAGTAACATCCACGTCCGTACTCGACTTCCCAGAACGTACCAAGCCTGGATCCATAGCAAGCACCGTAGATGTACACAATAATCTTCTTTCCGAAGGTTATGTGCATACGGCTAGGTACTTGCGTTCGATGGTCCCTGGTGATATCCGTGATAAGATATTACCAGTTGAACCTGGATCTGGGCTGTTTGGGTGGCATGACTGGAACTGGAAGGACTCGCTCTCGCGTTTTCGCACGAGAATGAGCCCGACCCTTTTCAGACGTGAAGCGTTTTGCTTAAGCCCTCGGGCCCTCGCAAACCGCGTTCCACCCTTGTCAGACGCCGGCTTGCTTCAGTATTTTACTGAAGCTCGAGAGGTAATCGATAGTGGTTTTTCCACTATCGGGCACCTTGACCGGCG